TTAATGGGAGTAAGGAGATGACATGCCAAGTATAATTACAGCCACCGAGTTGAGATCTGTGCTTGGTGTGTCATCATCCTTGTATAACGATGCTTACTTAAACCAAATTATTGACACCGCAGAAACAGTTATCCTGCCAATGCTAGTTACATTCAAAAGCCCAATTCAAAAAGTGTCGCTGACTGATAATGTCGCCACTTTCACTACACTAGGAATTCATGAATTTACCGAAGGACAATCAGTTGTCATCACGGGATGCGGAACACCTTACAACGGAACAAGAACAATACTTGCAGACAATCTTGGCGAGTATACCTTCTCAGCTGCAATCACAAATGCCGACATCAATGAAGCAAATGTTATTCCAAGTGGAGTTGCCACTTTATCTGGAGCATCAACTTATGTTGGAAACGCAGCTGTTCAGTCAGCCGTTTACACAGTTTCAGTAGAGGTTTTCCAAGCAAGACTTGCAGGTGGTGGACAAATCGAAGGAGTAGATTTTACAGCTACACCTTTCAGAATGGGTCGATCATTATTTAATAAATGCGTAGGATTATTAGGTTCATACATGGACACAGATAGCATGGCTCAATAAATGCCACCATCCACAATTCTTTCATCAGTTAGACAACCTCTTGCAACTGCATTAGCAGGCGTGGCTGGAAATGTTTACGCATTCGTTCCAGAGTCTGTAATCCCTCCAGCTGTTGTATGCGTTCCGGATTCACCATATCTTGAAATTGAAACAATCGGTAAAAGCCGAATAAGAACTAGAATTAACATGACCATTACAGCTGTGGTTGCTTACAATAGTAATCCAGCATCGCTCGATAATATCGAGCAATTAATCATGAGCATTCTGGCAGTTATCCCAAATGGATACATTGTCGGAGAGGTCGAAAGACCAACTGTAACCACTATTGGTGCATCAACAATGTTGATAGCTGATATAAGAGTTTCAACCTACTACGAACAAACAATCTAAGGAGTCAAAGTGCCTACCACAGTAATCACGGGCAGAGATGTTACCTTCACAATCGGTGGTAACACTTTCGATGCTCAAGCAACAAGCGCAATCCTAACTGGAACAACCAACCGCCAAACTTACGAAACTTTAGACGGCAAAGCCTACAAAGTTATCGACAATGATTTTACATTAGCTGTTGAAATGTTGGCAGACTGGGGCGTTTCAGGATCTCTATGTGAGATTCTATTGGGTGTAACAGAGTCAGCACCAAACACAGGAATTAGCACAGTATTTACAGCTGCATCAGGCGCAGTATTTACATTCCAAGTGCTACCATCATGGCCATCAGCCGGTGGTGCAGGAAATGATGCACAGACTGTATCTTTAACATTCCAAGTTATTGGAGTGCCAGCAGAGAACTTCGCTTAACAATTAGAAACGGGAGCACTAATGAAGTTACCAATTACAATTGAATACACCTCAGGCGAGCAAGCCACTTATGTAGCCCAACCGCCTGAGTGGGCAAAATGGGAAAGAGATCGAGGCGTTACAATCAGCCAAGCCCAAGACAAAATGGGAATATCTGATTTAATGTTTTTGGCATATCACGCACATAAAAGAGAAGCTGCTGGAAAGCCAGTTAAATCTTTTGATGTCTGGAGCGAAACTGTTGCAGATGTAATAGTCGGTGATGCTTCCCCAAAAGCCACCCAGCAGGAAGCCTAAACAGGTTATTGGTGCAGTTGGCATTAGCCACACAAATACCAATGAGTGAATGGGTTGATGCAGACGACATATACACCGCTATAGAGATATTGGAGCAGAGGAATGGCAAATGAAACAATCGCCTATAACAAAAAAGATCTGCGCGATATTTACAAAGCGTTCAAACTTATGGATGAACAAGCAACAGATGAAGCAAGAAGGCAATCTGCTGCTTTGGCGTATTTTGCATCTCAGGAGATTAAAGCAACAGCTGGAACTAGAACAAAATCTGGCAAGGTTGCGCAGAGAGTCGCAGATGGCGTTAGCATCTCTAAATCAAGCAAGATCGGCGAATTCAGTTATGGGTTCGCACGCCAAAAATTTTCAGGTGGTGCTACTACACAAACCCTATGGGGTGGCGTTGAGTTTGGTTCAAATAAGTTCAAACAGTTCCCTACATATTCTGGGCGGTCAGGTCGTGGATCTCGCGGATGGTTCATTTATCCAACCCTTCGCAGAATTCAGCCTGAATTGATTAACAAGTGGGAACAAAGTTTTGACCGCATTATTAAGGAATGGGTCTAATGGCAACCGGTAATCGCACACTTAAACTCTCGATCCTTGCCGATGTCGATGATCTTAAAAAGAAATTAGGCGAAGCCGATAAGGTAGTCGAAACCAATTCAAGCAAGATTTCAGAGTTTGGAAAAAAGGCCGCTGCTGCATTTGCCATAGCTGCCGCTGCTGCTGTTGCCTATGCCGGCAAATTAGCCATTGATGGGGTCAAATCTGCGATCGAAGATGAGCAAGCACAGTTAAGGTTAGCTGCTGCATTAAGAGCTGCCACAGGGGCAACAGATGGCCAAATACAGGCAACTGAGGATTACATAAGCAAGACTTCATTAGCGGTTGGAATAGCAGATGACCAACTCAGACCAGCATTTCAGAGATTAGCCGTATCTACAAAAAACACAACTGAGGCTCAAAAGTTATTAACCCTAGCTTTAGATATTAGTCAGGGTTCAGGTAAAGATTTAGAAACTGTTGTTAATGCATTAGGTCGTGCTCAAGATGGCAATACAACTTCACTTGGCAGATTAGGTGTTGGTTTATCAAAGGCTGAATTATCCACTTTATCATTTACTGAAATTCAAACGAAGTTATCTGATTTATATGGTGGCGCAGCATCTCGTAATGCAGAAACTTTTCAAGGCAGAATTAATAGATTAAAAGTTGCATTTGATGAAGCAAAGGAAAGTGTTGGAACATTTTTATTGCCTATTATTGAAAGATTGATTGGTTACATATTTGAATATGGCACACCAATAGTTGATAAATTCAAAGCAGCATGGGATGTAATACGCTCTGCTATTGAAAGAAACAGAGAATCATTTGAGGAATTTGGTCAAATCTTAACAACTGTCGTTTTCCCAATTGTGTCTAAGATATTTACATTTTTGTTAGATGTAGGTGCTAAAGCGGCATCAGCCATTATTGATGCATTTGGTAAAATTGTTGGTGCAATAACCCCAGTTTTGAATTTTGTTATTGATGCAATCAACTTAGTCATTAAAGGATTAAACCTTGTTCGTGGCGGATCAGATATTCAACAATTAAATAAAATTGGATCTAGTGGCGGATTTAGTGGCGGTGGCTTTGGTCAATTAAGTGGATTAGGAGCAGGCGCAGGCGCGGGGGCTGGTGCTGGTGGTGCAGGTGTTAGTGCAGGTGTTAGTGCAGGTGGTGGTGCAGGTGGTGGCGGTGCACTTAATGGAGTAGCTGGAGCAACTAGCCTCAAGGATTTGGCAGATAAATTATTAGATGTTCAAGATAAATTTACACAATTAACATTCCAAGTTGCAACAGGTGGCATCTCTCGAACAGCTGCTCAAAAGCAATTTGATGCACTTGAAGCTCAATTTAGAGTATTAGAAAAACAAGGTCAAACCCTTGCAGCTAATCCAAGTATTGTAATCAATGTATCAGGTGCAATAGATCCTGAGGGAACTGCTAGAGCTGTTGCTACAACCTTAAATAGTCAGGCTGCAAGAAGCGTAACTGCGCTTAGGGATAGATAATGTCAGATTTTACGCCTGACTGGAAATTAACTGTCGGTGGTGTTGATTACACTAATATCGCTATTTCCGATGTTCAGCATCAGGCTGGCAGATCAGACATTTATCAGCAACCGCTTCCATCATATTGTCAAATAACTTTAGTTGCATTGAATGGTCAAACATTACCTTTTGACATAAATGACAGTTTAGATTTACAGATCAAAGATAGTTCAAATACTTATGTCAGCCTATTTGGTGGCGATCTTACTGATGTGACAGTTCAAGTCAGAAATACTGGTGCAACAGCCACAGTTATTGAATACACATTATTGGGGATGGGTTCACTTGCTAAATTAACCAAAGAAATTTGGGATGACAACATTCCGCAAGACGAGGATGGTAACCAAATTTATGACATTCTTTCAAGTGTATTACTTGGAACTTGGAATGATGTGCCATCAGCCACTCAATGGTCTACTTATAATGCAACCGAAACTTGGGCAAATGCAGTTAATTTAGGATTAGGCGAAATAGATCAGCCTGGTCTTTACACAATGCAGCACCAGCCAACTACAACCGACACTATTTACAACATTGTTTCAGATATTGCCAATTCAGCATTTGGATATATTTATGAGGAAAACAATGGCGATATTGGATATGCAGATGCAGATCACAGGCAAAACTATCTTTTAACAAATGGTTATGTTGAACTAGATGCTAATCATGCTTTAGGTGCTGGACTTTCAACTGTTATGCGTTCAGCAGATGTTAGAAATGACATTTACATAAATTATGGCAACAATTATGGATCACAGAAAACAGCTAGTGATGCCGCATCAATTGCCCTATATGGCTACAAAGCCGAAACTATCAATTCTAGGATTCATGGAGCTGTCGATGCTCAGGCAATCGCTGATCGTTATATTGACCAAAGAGCTTATCCAAGACCATCATTTCAATCCATAACCTTTCCGATAACTAACCCAGAAATCGATAACGCTGATCGCGATGATTTACTGGGTGTATTTATTGGAATGCCAGTCAATATCAAAAACCTGCCAACTCAAATATCCAATGGCGAGTTTGAGGGTTATGTTGAGGGCTGGTCATGGAGCACTAGATTTAATGAAGTATTTTTGACAATCAATGTTTCGCCTGTTGAGTTTAGCCAAGTGGCGATGCGTTGGAATACCACACCAATTGTTGAGGCTTGGAACACTTTAAGCACAACTCTTACTTGGGAATACGCTACAATAGTCGCATAGGAAAAGGATAAAATGGCAACCACTACCAATTATGGCTGGACAACACCAGACGATACCGCGCTGGTTAAAGATGGCGCAGCTGCAATTCGCACGCTTGGTTCATCTGTTGATACAACCACAAAAAACTTAAACCCATCAACAACTCTTGGTGATATTGAATATCGTTCATCTACTGCTAATACAAACACAAGACTTGGCATTGGAACAACTGGTCAAGTTTTAACGGTTTCAGGTGGAGTTCCTGCTTGGGCTACACCAGCAAGTGGCAGTTTAACTTTATTATCTACAACAACAATGTCGGGAACTAGCACAACAATTTCTTCAATAAGTGGTTCATATAAAAATTTATATGTTGAATTAAGTGGAGTTACACACAATGTCGATTGCACTGTAACACTTCAATTTAATTCTAGTGCTTTGAATTATGTATTTTATCAATCGCCACAAAACACAACTGTTGTTAGCACAGCATTAACTTTGAATAATGGTGTAAATGGTAATCTTGGCAGCAGCGCAGATAATTTTTTTACAATGACGATTTACAATTATGCTTCAGCAACTGCTTTCAAAAATGTTGAATTAACACAAATTTACAATTCAGTTAGTGCTGGTGGAATGAAAGCCTATGTTGCTGATGGTGGCGTATCAAGCACAACTGCAATTTCTTCCTTAGTTTTTGGCAATAATGGTGGTGGTACTGCAACAGCTGGAACTATTAAAGTATATGGAGTAAATTAAAATGGCTAAACCAATGATAAGAATACATGATTTATCAACAAATGAAGTAATTGATCGTGAAATGACTTCTGCTGAGTTTAAGATTTATGAAGCAAATCTTGTTAAAGAAGCGGAATTGAAAGCGGAAACGGATGCAAAGGCTGCTGAAAAACAAGCAATCCTTGATCGTCTTGGTTTAACTGCTGACGAAGCAAAATTGTTACTTGGCTAATGAAGCCTTACCTATCCAAAGCTGCTGATACTTTAAGAGATCAGATTAATCATGCCTTTGTGGATCGGAGCAGGAAGGCTGATGGATGGATCGGTGATCTTAAGCATCAATCAAGAAAGTCCGATCACAACCCACGACCAGACGGAGAAGTTTGCGCGATCGATATTGACGCTGGCTTATCTAACGAGCAAGGGATTAGTTATGCTCTGGCAGATCAGCTTCGACTCACAGCAAAAAAAGATAAGCGTATATCTTACATAATCCACGCTGGCAAAATTGCTAGTGCTAGATCGCTATGGAAGTTCAGAAAATATACAGGAATTAATCCGCACCATAAGCACATCCATATCTCTTTCAAACCAAATCAAAATGGCAAGAAGTTCGACATTCCACTACTGAAAGGTAACTAATGAAAATCACCGATAAACAAAAGGCAGTCCTAAAGTCTTACTTT